GTTGTTGCCTGCAGGAGATATTGTCTCTGCGAACTTGAGAGCCTCATGATAGTTGCCTCCTTCCCTTGTCATTATTAAATCGTATACATCCCCAGTTACACCACAACCTAAGCAATTAAATCTACTCTTGTCATAGTTAATACCTGCTGATGCGTGGCTATCTTCGTGAAACGGACACTTCATCTTGCGCCATCCACTGCCAATCTGAGGCAGGGTGGCGCCTATGTACTCTAGATAGACAGCAATGCTGTGCTTATCCATAGTAATAATCCTAACAGTTCTTGTTGCAATGCAATAAGCATTTGCAATTCAATCCACATTCATTATCTCCTTTATTAGTTTAATCCATACTGATGCTGGCATGGTGCAGTACCATTCATCTACATTTGATTTGCCTTTGCGTTTGTGTAGAACGGTACCTGTCCATGCAGAATCATTTGTCATTTCAACTTCTAGTTCTTTAACCCAAGCGCTGAGGTCTAACCGTACATGGTCTTTGACTTCGATAGTAACGCCGTTAACACCGCTGATATCGCCTTTGTCTAACTGTGCTCCTGCTATTCTGCGGTCTGCATACTGATAGCCGTTGGCTTTTAGCCACTTAACTACATCTGCTTCTGCTTTACTACCTTTGCGTTTGGCTGGATTGCTCACTACATTATACCTTCCTGAGCATATCTAATTGGAACATCATCTAAGTACATAGAATCTGGATTAAATGCAAGACTAACATAGTTATTACCTGTTTGGTCTGCGCGTCCGTATCTATTTTTAACTGGTGCTACACATAGGTATGTGTCATCACCTTGTTTCATCTGTCCAATAGTTAATACCATTGCAGGTATCTGATTAACTAATCCTTGAATAGCCGAACGAGGCTGACATGGATAGCCTTCAAACCCTTCTTTAGTATGGTGAAGTACTAATACTGCTGCGTTAGTATCTCTCGCAAGATACTTAAGTTCTTTCATAGCAGCACGCATACCACCAAACTCATCATGCCCATCCATTGCGATATCCATTAGGTTATCTACCACTATTAGTGCTGGGCTTCTACCCCATACAGTTTCAAAGGCTGAGACTTCTTCATCTAAATCTTTGAGTGTCGGGCTAGAATCAAAGGACCAAAACAAATGATTGTTAATTTGTAACAACTCATGTGCTTTATCTGGTTCTCGTTTAAGCAATAGTTCTGCTGCTGTCTGAGTCATACGACCAGACATAGCAATCAAACGCATTGCCATTGTATGTGCATTAGTGTCTGCACTGAAATAAAGAGTAGGATGTTTTGTCTTGACTGCAATAGCCAAAGCAACTGATGACTTACCTGCACCTGGAGTGCCTGCAACTACAGTTACCTCTGCTCTACGCAAGATAATTCCTGCCCTCTCAAAAGCCGCAAAGGCTGGCGGAAGTGGTTCTCCGCCAACCTCTGGCTTATTTATAGAGCGTCTAAGTGTTTTCACTTAACTTGTTCTGGTACGAATGTATTCCACTCTGGGCTTTGGATATTAATATATTGATTCTTGCACTTATCAAATGCGCCCTTTGGTGCTGGACAGAAGTAACCCTTGTATGGCTTACCATCTTTACCCATTCCCTGGATTGGAGTCATGCGTCCGTGTGGACAATTGCGTCCACCAATAGATGGTGCTCCGATATCTTCACTAATGATTGATGCACCAAGACTTGCTGCAACTGATGTTGCTGTCATCTGTGGTACTGGTGCTGACGCACCACGAATTGCTGATTCTAATTCTGTTACTGCTGATGCAATTGCTGCTAAAGACATAGCAACTGTGTTGTCTAACTCATGTGAATCTTCTGCACGAACTGTTACTAAACTACCTGCTGCTGTTTTAACTGTGATACTGATTGGTGCTTCAGTGCTAGCCACTGTCTATCTCCTATTCGAATGGAGTAGCAAGACCTTTTTGGTCTCGCCACTTTCTTACTTTCATCGCAAACTCTACACCTTTCCAGCCTTCTTTGATATCTATAAACACAAGTTTACAAACACCTGTTCCTGCTGGTAAATGTATGATGATTGCTTTTTCTTTATTTACATCACCCCATGTTCCGCGGGTTGCCGTATCAGGAAAGTACGGCAAGCCGTTGGCATAGATTGCTAACTGCATAGCGATGTTATTAGGATGGTCAATGCGTCCTGTTTTTAAGTCCGCAATAAACCGTTCCCCTTTATACTCAACAATTCTATCTGGAGTTCCTGCAATCTTGAACTTATCAAGTACTGCGAACTGTTCGATAAAGATATTGCTGAGAATTTTAGTTGCTTCTTCATATGCTTTAATGTCAGGCATCCACTGTGGTGGTACTACACCTAACTCTTGTCCTAAATCTAATCGTTCTGTTAGTGCGTGTATTGCTGTGCCTATAGTTGCTGCTTTGCTTGCACCTGCTGCATCCATTGCTTCTTCAATGTATGCATTGATTGCCATCTTATCTTCACCTGCTGCTGCAATAGCAAGTAGTAAGTCTGGTCTTGTTGTTAAACCTAACGCTGCCATACGCATCTTCCATGCAACTAATGCTGATGCATCATCTAAACTATTTGCAATAGTAGTAGCCCGCGTATAAGCAATTGGCTTTTTACTTTTAGGAGGGACAACCATTGGTCGTCCATATCTATCTCGTTCTATTTCAACTGCTGACATTTAAATCTCCGTCTCCTGTGTAGTGAAGCAGGCTAAGAAAGGAGACAAGAAAATCCTAGCCTGCTTCAACCCCTACAGTATAGCAAACCCCTCAATGCTTGCAACTGTATGTGCCCCGTGTTCGCAAGTGGCGGGGCAACCCACTTAGGTGACTGTATAAATAGAAATCCACTAAAGATTTATACAGTTGCGCGTCTCTCCGTCCCGAGAGAATTACTCTGCTGATATATCGTTTACTTCAATGTCATCAACCCAGATTTCTCCATCAACTGACTGGAGTTCTACATTGATATCATCACGAATCATATCTTCTACTTCTTCTTTGTTAGCAGCCTCAATGCCACTAACATTTACATAAATACGCACTGATGCTGACCAAGTACGCTTGAGTTCATCCGCTCCAATATCACGGAGCATGTCATTGATTTCTTCAACTGATGTTGTAATCTCCTGGTCTCCAGGTGAGTACTGACTGTTAAAGAATTCATATACTTTACTACGAATAGTAATTGTATTTCTTGTAGATTCCTGGCTGCGTTCTTTAGCAGCCGTACAATCTTCAATGAACCTAAGTACTTCTGATTCGTTATATGTTATTACTTCATTTGTTTTTGGATTAGTTACTGCGATTGTATTCACTCGTTGTCTCCTTCTGAATATAGCCATGCTTCTAGGTGGTGTCCTTTCACTATGGCGTGGGCTGGCGCAGAACTCTGCCCACGCCAGTAAACACCATGTGGTAGTTCGATTAGTTTATCATACTCTTCTTCATCATACGCATAGATAGCATCAATGCATGGTTGGACCATACTCATTGGTACTGGTGGGTAGTGATTAGAAGTTAGATGGATAGCCATCTGTTGTTGGATACTGATTGTTGCCTGAGATAAATCGCGTGCCATATTACTTCCCATTATACACTTAGCAATTCTAATGCACGCAATTTAATACCATCATTGCGTCCTGCAATAGTAGCAATGGAAGCATCACGAACTGAATGGTGGTCAGCATATTCAATGACTGATTGCCACAATCCGAATTCAGTATTGCGTATGTTTTCTTGTGTCTCTGACTCAGTAAAGATAGTCATTGCTTTGTGTCGTGCATTATTAGCACGGGCTCTAGCATTTTTCTCTCCTTTACTAAGCATCTCAATAGGTGAGTTTTCGATATGTGCTGGCAATGCCCATACTTTCTTGAAGTAAGCATGTGCCTTTGCTCTATCAGCATCGCGTTGAAGTAATGTATTTGCTAAGTTACTGTAATCTTCTACGCTTGTATATGTTAAGTCAAGTAAGTTTCTCATCTCACTGATAGACAATTCTGCATTAGATGTATGACGCAAGGTATATGTATGTGCTTTGTTCTTAGCCTTCCATATACGATTGATTTGATTACTGCAGAATAAACGCTCAATGATTGGGCGGATAGTTACAGAACCTGAACCATCGTGGCTTGTTTGTGCTAGCAAGAACGCTGCATGTGGGTCGCCAATAATTTCCATCTCTCTTGGCAATGCCATTAGCATCCATACTTTTGCACCATTGTCATACTCACCTGCTGCTGTATAGCGTGCTTCACCTGAGTCAATTAATGTATCAAGAGAGCCAAAGACTTCTTGGTTTTGAAAGACTTTATAGTTCTTGCCAACTACACCAATGACTTGGTTGTTGTTGTCTTTGTTGACTCGTAGAACTGCACGCTTGTTTTCAATTGGATAGTAATCTCTTACTGATTCAAGTTGATTGACTGAACTATCTACATATGCTTGCATTTCATGCAGATGTACTGTCCAGTCTAAGTCCGCTTGTTGTATAACTTCGCGGGCGCTGGTTGCTTCTACTGCTTTGCCTGCTTTAATCCAGGCTGACCTGTTCTTAGTTGTTGTCATTAGATACCTAAGTTTTCTTTTACTTGGTCATGTAGTTCATTACGCATGGATTCAAATCCAGTTGATTCCCAACCAGCCTGATACACACGGTCAAGTAACTTAGCCAATGAATAGGTAGGGTCTGATGCATAAGCAAGACCAAGGTATCTGGTTGCTTCTTCCTTATCTCCTACTGAATAGTAGAGAGATGAAATAATAGTGGCGATAGGTGCGGCATACTCAGTAGGTGTTGACTTGCCTACAAAAGCAGCCCAACTACCAACGAATTGTATGTCTCTTTCTTTAGGTAATCCAAGAACAAAGTCACGCACTTGGATGTGCTTGTTCATAGCAACAGTTACTTTAGCAACTTCTTCTGCTGTAGGTTCTGTGCCATCTACGAAGCGGTCAATCTGGTCATAAATATTGAGAGCAATGGACTTGTTTTGCTCGTCGTTATCTATATCGTATACATTTTCGAACTGTGCTATCTGTAGTAGCACATCTGATTTGTTTGTCATTGCTTGTCTCCTTATAGATACTTGGCTACTGAGTTGTATGTAGAAGTAGATACTACTTCTTCATCTGTCATCTTGAGAATACGAATAGCATTCCCAATTTCTTCTTTCATCTCACGATATGTAGATGAATGAATAACTTCATAGTTTCTTTCTGGTTCTACTGGAAGAACTAAACCTTCCATTGGAATATCAAAGTCAATATTCATCATGCTATTCCATGAACGATAGTTTGTTCTCATGTTTTGTGCTATACCTACATTAGCAATGGCTAATGCCAGTATATCTTTGCGCCATAGTTCATAGGCTTGGTCGTATATTTTTTCGCTTGCTGCTTGTGATGTATAGTCAAGTTCCAGTTTGTTTAGTGCTTGCTCTAACGCAGCAATAATTTTTTCTGTTGGTATCTTGACATTGATTGCTTTGCTTTTTGACATGCTGTCTCCTTTGTTGTTAGTTGATGAGCAGTTTTACCTCATACTCAGGAGGCATCTACCTAGGGGACCTACGGAACTCAAGGTAGAAACTTAGTACCAATTGTTGTTGCGCCAATGCGCCCAAGCAATTGATGGTTTGTCATAGCGGTGCTGGATGTAAGCCAGCCCACGCTCAATCTGGAGCGGGGCTGGTGTTCCAGGTTTTGTATTAAGGACTTGTGCTATGCCGTAAGCAGATGACTCAGGGTTATCTGCTAAATGATTCCATGCTGACTCTTTACCCCAGAGTTTAAGCAAGGCTCGGTACTCGGATAGATTCCACCCATACTGTTCTATGACTAGTAGTTTTGCGTAAGCCTTGGATACTTTCTTTGTCCATTTGGCGTCGGGATTCTGACACTTCACTTGGTCTGCTACTGCTAATGCATAGGCTGGGCTTGGCGTGTTGGGTAGTAAGAGAGACCAGAAGGCTAGAGACCAACTCATAGCAAGTGCGAATAGTTTCTTCATTTAAAGACTCCTCTGTAGACGAGATAGAAAATACAAGAGATGAAAATCCAGGTCTGTATTGGTGTGAGATACGGCTCGATGTTCCCATTAATCTTCATCACCCCACATTCTGTCGGGTTCGCTATCATACACGCAGTCGGATGCTGGGTCATGTTCTACTGAACACTCCTCACATTCAGACCATATGCCTGCTGCTACATCATCTTCTAGTCTTGGTTCACTCATGCTTTTGCCTCCCATTCTTTATGGATTACTCCATCTTTGTGGTGTCGTTTAAGTAAAGCAGATAATCCTCTTTCGGAAGTACCATTAATAGTTACACCACATACGCATGTAATAGCGTAGTGTGGTGGTTCACTTACTGTGTAGTTAATTGGCTCACTCATACTGTTGCTCCTAGTCTTTTATATGAATAAGTAACGGTGTATGTTTCTGTTTCTCTATCGTAAGTACGGATTGCTTTGCACTTACCTTTCTCTGTATTGATACACTTGAATATCCCAGGTGTATCTGTGCATTGCCAATGGTGTGGATGCCACATTACATAGTCTAATAAACTCATACTGGCATTCCAATTTTTGCCCACGCACATGACGCACAGTAGTTTCGTGGGGCTAAGTCTGTTGTCTTGACCATGATTTCTGTATCGCAGCCATAACAGTATTCTAATTTATATTTAATCTCTGGCATCATGATTCCTCTCGTTGTCTATCGTAAGCAGCATCTGCTTCTTGATTAGCAAACATTAAATCCCAGCACTCTGGATGGGTGCCACTAATTATCTGCTCTCGGAACCCTACTGTCAAGGATTTAAAGGATTCTTGGGCAGAATGTCCGCGCAGATACATGAATAGTTCATTCTCATCTACGCCTATAACTCCTGGCTTCCCGCATAGGACGCAACGCTTAGTCGCGAATGCCATGTAACTCACGAGCCATCCTTTCCATATTTAATTTACGGCGTAGATTTGTATTGTCCCGTTGTAGTTCCATGTTTTGTCTGAGAGCCAGCGTCAATACAACTATGCTGCTGACTAAAGCAATAGATACTGCTAGTAAATCATATGTTCCTAAGTACATTTTATCTCCTCTGAATAGTTATTGACTCGTAGATTACCGTAGTAGTTACACAGCCCCAACAAAAAAATAAAAGAGAAGGCGAGTGAGAGCCGAAGCCCCCACCCGCCTGTATCTTTAAGCGTTAACTTCTACCTTCTGGATTACAATTTGTGTCCATGGAGCACGCTTACGGTCTTTATCTAAGCGTGTCTGAATCTCACCTGTGATAGTAACTTTCTCGGTTACACCTTCGGTTTGAGATAGTTCTAACAACTGACCCTTGACGGAATCATCAAATGCTACGATTGGCATAGATGCTTTGAACCAGTTGTTATCATCACGGTCTGTGATGTTGCCTGTCAGGAACTTAGTTGCTGTCCCTTTAGTTGCGAGGTTCTTGATTGTACCTGTCATTGTTACTGTATTCATTTTGTCTCCTTAGTTAGTTACATAGATTAGTTTACTTGGGGTAGCCCCCCAGGCACAAGGTGCTGGGGGCTATCCTTGAACTCATTAGTTATTAACGAGTTCGCAATTTGGACAAGCGATTGATTTGTTACACATGTAGTGGCAGTCGGCACACACGGTGTATCCGACTGGCACCTCTAGGTCTAGTTCGAATATGCGGTCAGAGAGTAGAGATGTTGGCTCTAGGAACTCCTCGCGTATCTCTCTAATCGTTCCGTCCATCTGTATTGCTGGACGGATAAGATAGACATGGGCACCTACCCAGTCATGTCCACTTGGGGCATCGGATAGAACGGACATGGCGTTTTTCTCACCTACCGCACCTGAGTTGGCAACAGCGATTTTTGTTTTGCCAACTTGGCGGTAGTAGAAGTCACCACCGTTCTCGATTATCTGATGCGCCATCTCTGTGCGGCGGGCATCTTGTTCCTCCCCGCATGCGTCACAGAGTTGTTCGTTTAGCATACAGGTGTAACAGCCATTGGTGACTGAGAGGTTATCTTGTGTGTAGTCGTACATATTCATATCTCCTTATATCAACCACCCCTAGATTTTAGGGCAACGCCCTGACATCGCAGGCTCGAGCAGGGCTGTCGAGGCTTTAGCCTCTCAGCCTATTTTGAGCGCTCTCATGAAAGGCTCGAGCGTGCCGAGCCTTGAATGCGAAAAATCGAGAGCCGTCATCAGCACGCCAGCCAGGCAGTCATAGATTAATGGTGACTCAAATGTCATAGCACAGGCTGGTGCTGTGATTACTGTCATGCCTGAAGGGCGTGACGGGAATCATGGTGACAGCCCGCTTGACATTTTGCTGATGGCGATAAAATCCAGGGGCTCATGAGTAAAAGACGGTGATATCAATTCTAGAGAATTGTATCGCCGTCTGGTCCGCCTTTGATTCGACGGGCAAAGGGAACAAAGCAGGCGCGTTCCCTTTGACCTGGAATCATAGGACGGATTACGACCATTGGTTTGCGTCCCGCATTTGCGAGGGTTTTATACCATCGGCAGACATAGAAAAATATTTTTATAGTCTGAAATAGATAGTAGTATGACTGGGGCGCAGACAACTGGTCAAGCCCGCAGACTGCTATCCGTAGCGTCGCTACTCTATCAGTACAGCGCGGCAGCATTTAACAGTCCTGCGGGTCATATAATGACCCCAGACTGTTAAATAGTCTTGTCACAGCGTAGTAGTATCTATACCAAAAATATTTCCGTACAGGTATAGCCTGTGCACCAGTTCTATCTATATAGTCTCTGACCTGCGGTTTTATCCTGTGCCAAAAATACTTTGGCAAAAAGTGTCCGTTTTGGCTATTTGGACGGATTAATACTATATAGAGGCTATTTATTATTCTGATAGTAGCAAGTTCTTCAGGAACTTGCGTTACAACCTGTATCTACTATCTGTTACAGAATAGACTAACAGTATGTAGATGGGACAGTTCTATGACTTTTCAGAAGGGGCAAAACAACCCCCAAAAACTGGCAACCGCAGAGGCAAAGAAGAAAGTTCTTGCCCTCGTTGCCGAGGGACTATCTACCCGTAGGGCTATGGAACAGATTGGTTTTAAGTCTGACACCATCCGAATCTGGATGCTTCGGGACAAAACCTTTGCTGCTGACCTAGAGCAGGCTATCTCAGATGCCAAAAGTAATTCGATTAAGGCGCTGGGTATTGCTAGGGAGGATATTACCTTCCCCCAATTCTCTGAGATGTTTTTGGACCAGAGAGTGTTCCCCCACCATAACGACTGGGTGGACTTACTAGAGGATAGACCGCCTTCATGGCTTCATCCTAATATGATTTATGAGCAAGGTGATAAGACGCGTATCTTAATTAACGTGCCCCCTGAGCATGCCAAATCCACAGTCATCACTGTGAACTACTCTACTTATCGTATCGCCCTCAACCCTAACATCCGCATTATTGTGGTAAGTAAGACGTTGAACAAAGCACGCGAGTTCGTGTACGCAATCAAGCAAAGACTATCCCACCCACGCTGGACTAAGTTGCAAACAACTTTTGGACCTGAAGGGGGCTGGAAAGAAGACTCAGATACTTGGCGAGTTGATACCGTCTACCTTGGGGGCGATGCGAGAAATTCGAGCGAGAAGGACCCAACCCTTCAGGCGCTAGGCATGGGTGGTCAGATTTACGGCGCCCGCGCCGACTTGATTATCTTGGACGACTGCATTACTACTGCTAACGCCCATGAGTTTGAGAAGCAGATTGACTGGCTTCAGAAGGAAGTTATTACCCGCTTGGGTAAGAACGGTAAGTTACTTATCGTAGGGACACGAATTGCAGCGCAAGACTTCTATAGAGAAATACGGGAACCGAAATATTGGTCTAATGGCAAAAGCCCTTTTACTTATATGGGCATGCCTGCTGTATTGGAATACCATGACAAACCAGAAGACTGGGTTACGTTATGGGCAAAGAGCGACGTTCCGTGGGACGGCGATGAAGATACTCCAGATGAAAAGGGTCTTTACCCGAAGTGGGACGGCAAAGCGTTATTTAAGCGTAGAGGAGAAGTAACTCCGAATACGTGGGCTTTGGTCTATCAGCAGGAGGATGTTGAAGAAGATTCCATCTTCCCTCCCGCCTTGGTGCAAGGCAGCATCAAAGGCTCTCGTCATAGTGGTCCCTTGCGCCCAGGCGCGGTGGGACATCCGACTCAGGTTGAAGGCTACACAATTATTGGCTTTGACCCTGCGATGTCAGGTAACGCTGCTTTCGTAGCAGTTACTTACAATAGACACGATTCCAAAATTTACGTTTTGGACTGCTTCAATATGTCCTCTCCGTCTCCTCAGAAGATTCGAGAACACATCGAGCAATGGGTAATCAAGTACAAGCCACAAGAATTCCGAGTTGAGATTAACGCTCACCAGAAGGCTTACTCGCTAGATGAAGAATTACGACAATGGCTATCCTCATATGGGGTACGCCTTGAATCACACTTCACTGGCAAGAACAAATGGGACACAAACTTTGGTGTGGCAGGTATGTCCACACTCTTTGGAACTACAAGAGATGGCAAGTTTCAAAACAATAACATTATTGAACTTCCATCTACTGAAGGTTCAGAGGGATTGAAGGCTTTAGTCCAGCAACTTATTACTTGGAAAGCCAACACACGCGGAAAGACCGACTGTGTGATGGCACTTTGGTTTGCTGTTTTGAGAGCAAGAGAGTTCATGCAACAAACAAGCGGTCTTACTAAGTTCTCCAACAATCGTTGGACAACTAGAGCGCAACGAAGTAACCGAGCAACAATCAACTTAGATGAAGCCTTTGCAGAGCAATGGGCTGAAAACTACGGATAGGATTTAAATGGCACTCACATTTGAACAAGTGGCAGCAAAGGTAGATTACCTCCGTGCCCGCGCTCAAGACCGCGAAGCGCGTCAGCAAGACGTTCTTGCTGTCCGTAAAGGAAACATTTCATCTGTCTATCCCGATTTCTTTCCAGATGGGATTGATGCAAATGTCGTTGCGAATTTTATTGACATTGTTGCCCGCGACTTATCCGAAGTTATGGCACCACTACCAGCCGTCAACTGCTCGGCAGCGAATCAAGTTAGTGACCGTGCTCGCACTTTTGCGGACAAGAGAACTCGGATTGCTTCTAATTATTTTGTTCATTCTGATTTACAAGTGCACATGTACACAGGCGCAGACTGGTACATCACATTCGGTTTCGTCCCATTCATAATCGAATTAGACGAAGAAGCAGGGCTACCACGTATCCGCATAGAAAGTCCTATCGGGGCTTACCCAGAGTTTGACCGCTATGGACGTTGTACCGCCTTCGCTAAACGCTACTCCCTATCACTAGGAGAACTTGTTGCAGAGTTCCCAGAGTTTTCTGGAGAGTTACTAGGTCGTGACGGATATCGTCAAGACTTATCTTCACAGATTGAGATTGTTCGTTATTACGATAAGGACCAATCATTAATCTATGTTCCTTCTAGAAAGGACCTTGTGTTGTCAGCGGTTAAGAACCCAACTGGCAAGATGATGGTAGTAGTGGCACGACGTCCATCTATTGATGGCGAAATGCGTGGACAGTTTGATGATGTTCTAGGTATTCAGTTGCTTCGCAATAGGTTCGCATTACTTGCGATGGAAGCAGCAGAGAAGTCTGTTCAATCACCAATCGTTGTTCCAAGCGACGTTCAAGAACTTCAACTCGGTGCAGATGCAATCATTCGTACCAATTCACCGCAGAGTGTGCGACGAGTTGACTTAAACATTCCAGCAGGAGCGTTTACTGAGCAAGCATTACTACAGCAAGAACTACGAATGGGAACGCGTTATCCAGAGGGACGTACTGGAAACATTGACGCATCTATCATTACGGGACAAGGCGTTCAAGCGCTTATGGGTGGCTTTGACACACAAGTCAAGTCAGCCCAAGCAATTTTTGCTTCAGCACTTAAGGATGTTATTTCACTCTGCTTTGTTGTTGATGAGAAATTATTTAACTTTGAAAAAACAATTCGTGGCGTAGATGCTGGTTCACCTTACTCACTTGATTATCAACCATCAAAGGATATCAAGGGTGACTACTCAGCAGATGTTCGTTACGGAATGCTCGCTGGTCTTAATCCAGCGCAGGGACTTATCTTCATGCTTCAAGCATTGGGCGGTAAATTAATTTCTAAGGACCTCGCTCAACGCGAACTTCCATTTGGAATTAACGTAACAATGGAACAAGAGAAGATTGAAATTGAAGAAATGCGTAATGCGCTTGTGGGTTCACTACAGGCTTATACGCAAGCCATTCCACAGATGGCTGCTAGTGGTGGGGACCCAAGTGATATCGTGAAGAAAATTGCAGATGTCATCAAGGCTCGCCAGAAGGGCGTAGCGATTGAAGATGCAATTAACGAAGTCTTCACTCCAGAACTACCTCCTGCTGGTGCACCAACGGTTGAGCAACCGTCCCCTGCTCCCGCTGCGCCAGCAGGAGGCGCTCTTCCACCTCAAATGGGTGGAGGACAAGGACAACCAGATATTCAAACACTACTTTCCAGTTTAACTTCTGGAGGTAAGGCTAGCGCCTCAGCACGAACATCAATGCGTAGTTAGTAAAAGGAGGGGACCATGACAACACTTGCTGCTATTCAGGGAGATGGTTGGGCTGTAATTGGATGTGACTCACGTTCATCTGATGATTCAGGTCGTCCCATGGACCTTGCCACTCATAAGATTATTGAGAATAACGGAATCTTAATTGCAGGTTCAGGTGCAAGTCGCGGTTCAAATCTTTTACAGTTTGGG